CTGTATAAGAACCATTATTCTCTACGTTTAAATAGAAACCAGCAAAAGCAGGTGTTGATAGTGCTGAAGCAGCAGCTATTGTTAGTACTCTTTTGATCATTTTTTAAAAATTAAAAATATATCCTAAACGATTTCAAATTTAATTCAACTTTCGGGTGTTGATGTTTCTGGTTCGTCCTCTTTGTTTTCATCGTCTATCTGTTGCTGAAGAATCTTCATTGCACCAGTTAGCTCGTGTAGAGCAACAACAAGCTGCTCTCTTTCAACAGCTAATTGCTGTAATTTTTCTTTTAAATTCATTTATTCGTAAACTTTTTTACCTGTAACGATTGCAGCATCTATAGCTGTAAAAGATTCAGATCCCCAGATAGAAGTCGTTCCATCATTCTTTTTGTAGGCTTTGATAATTTCAAGATGCTCTACATTACGCTTGATTTTGTCTTTGTAATTATCATCAGTTTCATCTGATGTCTTAGCGGTATTGATAACAGTTACGCTATCGCCAGCAGCAGAGTAGATTGCTGCGATTTCATCAGCAGTTTTTTCTTCCATAATAAAAAAGTAGTTGTTTACAGTTTACCCTGCTTCGAGGGCTGTGACTTTTGTTGATAACTCCTTTATAGCATTAACAAGTATCGGTACAAGTCTTTCATATTTTATTCCATAGCTCATTTCATCACAATTATTAATTGTAACAAGAGAGTCATCTTTTGTATTGCCATATCCATTGGCTTTTTCTATAGCCAACATTTCTTGTGCCAAAAATCCAATATGTAATCTATTTCTTTTTTTAGAGCCATCAGGTGTTCCGTAAGGTTCAGCATCTGTTCCGTACCATGTTCTTTTATCCCAACGATATGTTACAGGTCTTAGTGCCTCAATCCATTTCAACCCAATACTGAAATCATTTACATCTGTTTTGTCTCTTGAGTCTGAAGAAGAAATTGACGTATCAGCACAGAATAAATCTGTAATCCCATTATCTCCTAAACAAATGATATTGCTACCAGTAGTAACTGCGCCTGATGGACTATTTGATCTGCCAGAATCATTACCTAAAAATGTATTTCCATTTCCAGTTGTTACTGACCCCCCTGCTGTGTTACCTATCGCAGAGTTAGATCCACCAGTAGTACAAGCATTTAAAGTATTATGACCAACACTTGCATTACCAGCACCAGTTGTTATGTTCTGTTGTGCTTCATGTCCCATTGCTGTGTTACTTGTTCCTGTTGTCAAATCTTGAAGAGCAGTAGAACCAACGGCTGTGCAATTAGATCCAGAAGATACATTTCTTAACGCATTATCGCCAACCGCTGTATTCTTGTCACCTGTTATATTATTGATTGCACCAGATGTATTACCGATAAATACACATCTTTCTGCGGTTGTAAGTGTTTGACCCGCCAAATCTCCCATAAATACATTGGCACTTCCAGTTGTACACGCCTTACCAGCATCTATACCTACGGCAGTATTATTATTTCCAGTTGTATTATCTGTTAAAGCATTTTTACCTACGGCAGTATTACTATCAGCAGTAGTATTAGCGTCTAAAGCTGCCATACCTACTGCTGTATTATTAGCTCCAGTTGTGTTTACCCTTAAAGTTGCCATACCTACTGCTGTATTATTACTTGCTGTAGTGTTTGACAGTAAAGCTGATCTACCCACGGCTACATTAGCTTCACCAGTTGTATTAGCACCTAAAGCATTGTTACCAACTGCTGCGTTTTCTATACCTGTTGTATTAGCATCTAAGGCATTAGCTCCTAGGGCTGTGTTTTCTGTTCCAGTTGTGTTTAATCTTAAAGCATGATAACCAACAGCCGTATTATTATCTGCTGTGGTGTTATCTCCTAATGCGACTAATCCAACTGCAACATTACTACTTCCAGTTGTATTATCTGTTAAAGATCCCTTTCCAATAGCAACATTATCATCTCCTGTAGTATTTGCATCTAATGAACTAGTACCAACAGCTACATTCTGAGCTCCAGTTGTGTTTGCCTCTAATGCACTGTATCCTATTGCAGTATTATCACTTGCTGTTGTATTACCACCTAAAGATCCTTTACCGAGTCCAGTGTTATTAGCTCCTGTAGTATTAGCATCTAAAGCATTATAGCCAATGGCTACATTATTTCCACCAGTTGTGTTTTCTTGTAAAGCTTTTCTACCTACCGCAGTGTTATTAGATGCTGTAGTATTTTCTTCTAATGCATACGAACCTACAGCTGTATTGTCTGCTCCAGTTGTGTTTGATTCTAAAGCACTTTTTCCTACCGCAGTGTTGTTTGAAGCAGTTGTGTTTGCTTTTAATGCGTTATCACCTATCCCAGTGTTGTGAGTACCTGTAGTATTAGTAAATAAAGAATCAAATCCAACAGCAGTATTTAAACTTCCAGTTGTATTATTTTCCATTGACCTAGAACCAAAGGCACTATTACTTGCTGCGGTATTCAATCTTAACGCTTGAGAACCTACACCAGTACAATGATTACTTGTAGTTATAGTTTCTAAAGCATCTGAACCTACGGCTGTATTAAATGTTCCAGTAGTATTTGCTGCCAACGCATCAAAACCAACAGCAGCATTGTTATTAGAAGTTGTATGTGCAGCTAAAGCGTTAGTTCCCACAGCTACGTTTTGACTTCCAGAAGTTAAATCTGTAAGAGCATTTTTACCAATAGCAGTATTATTTCCACCAGATACAGAAGCATCTAAAGCACTTTCTCCAAGAACAGTGTTACCAGCAACAGAGTTTGCACCTTTACCTATATTTATACTATTAATTGTTCCATCTAAAGGGAAAGCGGGTGCGCCTGCAAGCGTAAATAAATTTATATGAGCATTATTAGCAGTATTCCTTAACTGCATAACACTTGTTGAAGTATTAGCAAAAAATTGTGACGCAAAATTTGTTGAAGGTGCTGACGATCCAGAGTTATTTGTTGCTATTGCTTGTAACGCACTATTAATATCTGCACGGACGTTCGCCCCTGTAGAATTGTCAATGGTCATATCATTTTGACTCATTTACTTAATCCAAAATTTTCTTTAAGTATATCCTACTTTAAAATTAACTACCACGCCCAAAACCTACGGCAGTATAACTAAATGTTTTATCCTGTACAGCATTTCCAGCATTAAGAAACTTTATATTAAAACCACTACCTGTAATACTTGTAAGTTCAAATCTTTCATTTGCTGATAAATCATTAGCTGTAATTCCAATACTAGGTAATTGAGTACCAGCCCCAACACTTGTACCAGCTTGACCTGTAAAAAATGTTTGATCAAAGGTAATATCAAGACCAGAGCCAGAAGTACCAGAAGAAATATTTGATCTTTGTTCTGTTCTTCTTTCTAATTCTGCGGTATATCCTAACTGGTCAATTTCTATTGATTGTGCGGGATCGTCTGAATCCATTTCGCATCTAAATTTAAAACCACGCCCGACATAGGTTCCATTTACAAAAGGATTAAATCTTGAAAAATTAGCTCCATAAGTACAAGCTGTTCCGCTTGATATGGTTGCACTCGTCGCTGAAGTAACTGTAAAGGTACTAGAACTAGGAACAGTAACTATTTCATAATTTCCATCTGTTGCACTTCCAGCGGTGAAGTCAATCACAACAAAATCACCAACAGAATAACCATGTGAAGTCTTGGTTATAGTAATCGTTGTGGCACTCTGTTCGTAGGTTGCTGAAACCGAGGTGTCGGGGTCAATGTCACTTGTCGCCACTAGCAACTTTGCTCCAACATCAAAAGCAGTAGCACCATCAAAGTCTGTCCATGTGTCTATATTTGCTGTTCTCTTATCAATTAGATCATTAGGATAGAAACCCTGCGTCACAAAATGCCTGCGTAATCTTAAAGGTTGTTTCGCACCCAAATCCAAAGTATTTGCAAATTCATAAGAACCACCAGTAATATCAACAGCACCTAAAAAATCGAAGTCTGCAATTGCATCAAAATCTGTCACATCATCCAATAATTCAAGAGAACCTAGTACAAGCCCATTAACTTCATCACTAAAAAAACAATCAACTTTAGCACCAGCAAAAGGAGGTGAGTCTGTATCCTCTCTATCTGTAAAAACTGTTAATTTAGGAAGAGGATCTGGGCTTGTAACTAAAACTGAAGTTTCACCAGCACTTAAACGCCCACCATCATCTCTGAATTTTAAAATATATTCTCCCTCTACAATATTTGGAACAATACTTTCACTAACGTTTCCAGAAAGCTCAGGTATTACATCAACAGCATTTGTAAAAGTTCCAGTACCATCTGTTAAGTTTGAGGCTCTTATGACTACGTTTCCACCATGCACCACATCCACCGAGGTTGATTTATCAAAACGTAATCTTACTTCATAAGTGCCGTTTAAAGTTTCAAAGATTGTAAAATCAGATCTTGTAATACGTTCAGAGATAAAATTTTCATTTTGAAATCTATATTGAACCATATATTCAGTTACACCACTTATAGGTTGCCATTGAATAAATAATTTACTAACAGCCCTATTGTTCAATACCACTATCTGCTCTGTTCCCTGTAAACTGCTTGGTGCATCTTTAAGTGCAGTAAGTGTTGTTATTGTTCTTGCTGGCAATGCTGTGCCATCTTCTACAAAAGCATATTTATTTGGATCATGAACAACAGCAACTATTTGATAATTTAATAATTCTTGCTCAGTCACAGATACGACTCTAAATGTCTGAAGTTCAACAGATGTATTTTCTATTACCCAAACGCTGTTTGTTTGTGGGACTGAACTAAATGCAGAATCTACAGTAATAGTTGCACCTGTAATGTCACTTATTGTTTTGGTTTCTAAAGAGCCGTCAGATAAAATTACAGATAAAGTTGCTGAATCTGTAGATGCCAAATCTGTATTGTTTTGATCGTCAACAATAATCTGTGTCGTAGAAACTCCTGTTTTGATACGTCCTCCTCTTCTTACCCCTGCTCTCATTGGATCTGCAATATTTATAACAGTTCCAACCCTGACTATTGTTCCACTTTCTAATGATGCTGTAAATGTTACTGTTTCCGCTTCATTGTTTTGTGTATATAAAAACCAACGTCCAAGCCTTGCCGCTTGACCTCTTGATGTTGTTGCAAATCCTGACAAGTTTTTGGTAACAATCCCATATTTTGCTTGTAAAGCTGTATCTTCTACAGTTTCATAATCTACCTCTTGAGTCTCATTATCAAAGTAAGAAACATTAACAACAGTAAATTTAGTGTCTTTACTTGCACTTGAATAAGCAAAACCAGCTTCAGAAACATTGCTTAAATTGTAGATATAGCTTGCATCTGTGGGCTTATCGCAACTTATGTTTACTGCCCCTGCTGAATAAAAAGGCATTGCCCTCATTACAGAAGCAAGGTTATTTATGGTATCGTATGCGGCACGTTGACTGTTCAAAACCACATTACAAGAAAATCTGGCCTCCGTACCACCAGCCCCATCATCTACTTGCTCACTTGCATATTGACTGGCAGAGAAAAAACTAAAAACATCTAATGATGATTCTGCAATATGATCTCCAAAACCTTTTGACGTTGTAAGCAAGTCATATAAAATCCAAGCTGGATCATTTGACCATTCTTTATCTGTTTTTAAAGTTCCATTAAATGTACCGCTATAACTTATAGAACCATTAGCCCTGACAGTTCCGTTGTGGGGTATCTTAATCTTTGTACCCTTAACCCTATACATACGATTTGGCTGATTTGGAAAGGTTTCAGCATCAAAACGTAAAGCAACATGAGCAAAATTTGCATAGGCTCTTGTTTCATTAATTATTTCTGTAAAAGATGACCATTGAAAGCTGTCTTGCAGCGTAGTTTCTGTGCTGTCTGCTGTGGTTCTGTTTACTCTGATAGTGACAGGAAAGCTAGTACCAGATGGAAGATTAATTTTATAATCCCTAAAATATGTGCTGGCTGTTCTTCCCTTTACAGTATCAGTTATAACTGTTGTTGTAGTTCCATCGTTTTCTATGGTTTGAATTGTAAGAGCAACTTCAGCACCATTAATGTCACCATTATCCTCAAACTTTTGCAGAGTAGGAAATCCAAGAGTAATTCTGACCGCATCAATATTTGTATTAGTGATTGATCTTGAAACTGGTGTTGATTGTGTTACTGTTACACCTACGCTGGTTTCTGATTCTGATTCTGATATACCAGCGATTGCTGTTTGATCTGAAGTCCCAAATCTAGGCTCAAAAGAAATATTACGAAAGTTAAAATCTTCATCATTTGGACTTGTGCCAGCCGCTTGCTGTAAAACCTGAGTGCCATTTAAAAATACGTCCTTTAAGGCTGAAGTGTTGTATTCAGTTGAACCTTTGCTACCTGTAGCACTTGGAAACCCTTCTATCTCTCCTGATCCTAATAATTCAATTAGGGTTTGAAACTGTTTTGATTGAAGTGCATTATTTGGTAAATTAGGATCTGTTAAGCCAGCAACTTGACCTAAAAAAGTATTATGACCGCCACCATTAGGAAAGCTTAAATTTGCCATTAGGTTGTTCCCTCTACTTGAACAGTATCAATACCAGAACTAATTACCACAGTACCAACAAAAACTGGCCCTCCGTATATTATCGGAACAGGAATACCAGCTTTTGCAACGTTAGAAATCGATCCAAAACCAAAAGATTGAAACGTGGGATCATTTTGCGAAAAGCTATCAGCCATAACACCGCTTGGAATATCTTGTCGAGGCATTAAAAGATTTGATGCTTCGTTTATTAACATATTTGTACCGATAGCGGTGAAAACAGGTGCAACCATAGATCCAATAGTAAGTCCAGCAATCGTAGCTCCACTACCTAAAGCTGTAAACAAACCTCCTACAACAGCTCCTTTTGCACCAATAGCAATAGGTATTATTTGTATATCTTCATCACTTTGTAAACTTAATAAATCCTCTGTAATTTCCATACCGCCCATTTTTATTTTATATAACTGATTCATCATGTGATTTTCAACCTCTGGAAAGTTTGCAATCAAAAAATGAAATGCCTGTTTTGGACTTGCAACAGCCGCTTCGAAATAAGACTGTCCCAAAAACTTTCTTAATCTGCCATAAACTTTAATTTTTTTAAGCTTCATATCTATAAACCTTTTTTGTGGCTTCTATATATCTTAAATCATATAATTCTCTACAACTCAACTGTCTGATATTGTGATGAAATATTGTTTGATCTCCAATATATAAAGCAACATGATTTAGTTTTTCATTAGGGCCTTGCATTAACAAGACATCATTATTAATAATATTATCTCTGGAAACTTCTTTAAAACCAGAACCAGTTAAAACTTTTTCAAAATATGGATCTTCGCAGAAAGTTTTTATACTTTTTGGTCTTTCCCAAAATTTTAAATTTATTTGTTTTTTACTCAAAAAATAATCTGTAATTAAACTCCAACAATCATGCTTACCCCAAATCCATGTGCGACCATACAGACCAGAAGTATAACCTGAGGGCTCAAAATCAATCCAGTTTTTATGCTCAACACTATAAATATAAAAAGGTAGACCAAGATGCTCACATGATGCTTTGTCTGCTTCAGATGGTAAGGCAGAACCATAAGCATGAGAATGAATTATGCCAATAAGTTCTCCTTCATCTTCACAGTCTGCCCAATTATCTGGATCAATAACAAAAAACTCATCTGGCGACTCTGATAAGTTGTCACAAGGCCAATAAGTCTCTTTGCCTTTGATAATAGCTAACAAGCCGCAAGACTCTTTGGGAGCTTGTTTGTCAGCATGAGTAGCAGCCTGTTCTTTCCAGTTCATGCGTTTACAAAAGTACCAACAGAAGGAAAATCTTTTCTAGTTACTTGTAATTTAGGACAACGAATATTATTTAAATCAAGAACACTAGCCAACTCAAACTGTACGATTTCTCTATTTTCTACAACTTTTCTATCAATAAAATAAATCTCTTGTGGTAATTCCGAAGAGCTTGATGGAGTACCAAATGGATTCTGATTTGATGGAAAGTTTGCAGCGTCTAAAAATTGTGCCATTGTTCTATGTCTTATGAATTTTGCTCCCTGCAAGTCATTAAATGGTGTTGTAGCGTTTGCTGATGCCATTAAGGTTGTTATAGTTCCAAGAATATTAGAAACAGTTAGAGTCGGTCTTGGCAGCGTTCCTTTTCCTGTATATTCAAACCCTTCAGCAATAACTGGAAACTTATCATAAGTATTACCTTGCCATATTATTGAAGTGTTACTATTCATTCCTACACCAGAATGAAAACGGCTTACATTTGTTGAGCCATGCAAAACAGAAACAAGAGTTATTGAATACAACTCAATTATTGATTTATTAGATAAAGATTGAAGTTCTGCGGTAGGGATTGCCATTTATGGTTCAAACACCTCCTCAAATGATGTTGTAATAACTGCTCTGTTATTATATGGAATTTGTTTTGACCAAGATTTACAAATAAACTTACCAGCACCAGATAAAGTAACT